GTTATTGATATATTCTGGTGGGGTAGCACCATTATTAATATCAAATTGAGTTTGGTTTAAAGAGTTAATTAGGTTTTGAGGAACATATGATGATGGAGTTGCACCATCATTAACATCAAATTGAGTTGCTCCTAATGAGTTAGATAGAGGAGATACGTTTTGGTTAAATCCAGTTGGAGTAGCACCACCTAAACCTAAAGTTGTTTGATTTAATGAGTTAATTAAAGCCATGGTTTTTTAAGTATTAATTATTTTATTATAAATATTAATTTTATTTAAGTTTGTATGCTCCTTTAGTTAAAGCAACCCCTACTTTACTTCCATCTAAGTAAACACCGTTTTCTTTAGAAAGAAGTAAACGAATTGCTCTAAGTTCTGCAACTAATTCTGCGGTACCTAATCCTACTGAACCTTTAGGAGAACTTATAACATCATCTCCAAATAGCTTAGTACCAGCAATTACTGTATCTTTATTATTTAGGGCAATAGCGCCTTCAGGAGCCAATAATACACGATCGCCATATCCAGGGCGAGACATAATATCATTACCTACCTTCATTTTAGAGTTTTTAGGTTTAGATTTCTCTTTAGGCCAACCTAAACTCATAATCATTTTACCTAAAGGTACGTCACCTCCTAAAGCATCACCTCCCCACTCAAATAAACTTTTACCTAATGAAGAACCTAGAGAATATACAAAAGGAGATATAAGGGTACCAATCCAACCCATTAGAGTATTTCCTAATCCTGGGATAAGAGATCCAACACCTTGAAGAATGGCATTAACTAAAAATTCCATACCAACACCTCCTACAACTCCCCCTAAAGTACCTAATGCTTTTTGACCTACAAGTTTTTGAAGATCTTTACCAGATACTCCTGCTTTAACTGCTTGGTTAATATCACCAACCGCAAATAAGGCATCAATTGCTCCTGAGATTACAGGCATTTTAAGTAGGTTTTTAAATAATTTTTTAACCCAACCTCCTGCACCTTTTATAACGGATTTAAGTAATCCTCCACCACCTCCACTAAGTAAACCTTGAAGTTTTTGTACAAGTCCTTTACCTCCTATTTGTTCTATAGACCACCAAATACTATTTTTTGCAAACTTTCCAACTTTTCCTGCTGTTTTTTTAGTCCAATCCCAAGCTTGTCCTGCTTTATCTCCAACCCAATTTTTAGCAGATGATGCCTTGTCTCCAATCCATGAACCAGCTTTTTTAACCTTGTCCCAACCTCCGGAGAACATGTTACCTATAGATCCAAAGAATCCTGCAGCTTTTGGGATGTTTTTACCTTTACTTAATATATTTTTACCTTTACTTAAGGTACTTTGAACGGTTTTAGCAGCTTTTGTATTTTTTATAGCACTTGATGCTTTGCTAACAGTTTGTCCTACTTTTTGACCAGCTTTAGTTTGAGATAATGCCTTACCAACTTCTTTTGTTTTTGTAAAAGTATCAGAACTTGTAATAGCATTCATAGCCATCATTGAAGGAACATTAGCTAACTGTGCCGAAAGATTTTCTTTTAAACCTTCTCCAGGTTTTTGCCCACCCATCCATTCTGAATAGGAAGGACCTTTAGCTGTTTCTTTTTCTTGTTTATTTTTTTTAAGAGCAGCATCTACTATAGCATTACTTTCTTTTTTAGATTTTTTATCTCCTAATTTTTGAGATGCAATAGCTGCTTCAGCTTTAGCTGTGGCTTCATCAAGATTTTTTCCGGTATAAGTTTTACCATTTACCGTAATCTTAGCTTGTTGTGAAGCTGCTGAGGTTAAATCTTTCCCAACATTCTTTTCATAAGCAGCTTGCATTCGTTTTTGTCTTGCTGCTCTTTCTTTGGCTGCAATTTCTTTTTCGGATAATTGCTTTTCTACTTGTTTGGTTTGATTTTCTACGGGTGCTTCTTCTTCCCCTCCACCAAACATTGAAGAAGCCATACTATAGATCATCATACCCGCCATTAACTTATTCCCCAAACCTAAACGTCCTGGTCTTCCTGGGGGGATGTTTTGTTTTGGTGGTACTGTTGGTTTTATTTTGAGTTGACGTTGTTGGGTTTGATATTGGGCTCTAATTTGTTTATTAGATAAACCTTTCCCTTGTTGTGATTTTTTATAATCTTGATAGTGTTGAGCTTTTTGGGCTTTATTCATCCCAGTCGTAGGAGTCATAGTAGAAGCTACGGCTGTTGATGCTAAAGCAGTTGCCGTTGATGGGACTGGCCCTGCCATTCCTCCTCCTATAACTTGAACATATAAGGCACTTGCAGCTGTACTACCATCTTTTTTAAATAAACTTCCTATACCCGTTGCATTTAACGCAAACTTAAAGAGTTTAGTAGCGGCTGCTCCGGCAATAAACGTTGATAATAACGTTTTCATGCCAGGAATTTTTAATAAATTATCAAAAGCTTTGAATATCCCCCAAACAGCCTTACGTCCGGCTTCCATTCCATCTCTTAAAGCTTGGAAAGTTTCACTGTTTTTAAGTTCTTTAATAAAGTTAAAAGCTTTACCTATAAATGATTGAGGTGAGGTTAATTGATCTCCATTTAGAATACCAACCATATCTCTTAAACCTCTATTAATTATACCGGTTTGAGGGTTAAAAACATAATTAAAAACTTTATTTAAAACACCATCTTTACTACCCATTCTATCTAAAAGCCCAAATAAACTCTCTTTAAGAGATTCTACCATTGTTTTAGTTTCGGGATTATTCCACCAAGCTTTAAAATTTTCACCAAATACTGCAAATATTTTTTCTTTGGCTTCAGCTGTGGCTTTTTCTATATAGTCATAAAAAGATTTAAATGCTGCCCCTTGTTTACCTTTTATAGCTAAGAGAGCTCTTTCCCTATTTTCTTCAGCTTCACCCATAGTAGCTCTACCTTGGGCATAGAGTTTAGCATTTTCATTTTCCTTGTTAAGATCTTTACCTACTTTAACTTGTTCTTTACCAGCATTTAAAATGTTAGCAACTTTATCTTCATTAATACCTAAGGTTTTAACAAGGGCATCCATAACAAATTGGTTGTTTTGAGCATCACCACCAATATCTTTTGTTATACGCGCGATTTCTTTGTTTAATCCAACGAAATCACGAGTAGCCGCCATCTCCCTGGCTTTAGTAAGGTCAATGTCTTTACCCGTTAATAATCTTAACTCTTGTTCTGAGGAAATACTTTCTTCTAAGTTTAAGAATCCTTTTGCAGAATCTAAAGCATCCTCTAATTCTAAACCTAATTTTTTAGAGCTTAAAACTGCTTTAGTGATAGCTGAAACTGAACCTCCTAATGCTCCTCTAATATTATTTGATACTTTGGAAACAGCTTCGAATGCTTGTTTTTGACCAATTGCTAAATTTTCAGATTTAATTTGAGCTGCAATTTGTTGGTTGAATTCATCAACAACAGTTCCAGCATCTTGACCTAAGATTTTAGCATATTTTTGCATGCTAGCTAAGGATTCAGCAGAATACCCAGCATAAATGTTTAACTTAACAAATCTATCTAAAGTCTTTTTTGATAATTCTTCAGTAGAACCCATGGCACTATAAATGCCTTCTATAGCAGTAGCTGAAGCTCCTGCTGTTGGGCCTAATCCTGCTACTTGACCATAAAGTTTAGAAGCGGCTCCTTGAGCTAAACCTAAACCTCTAGCTATTCCTTGTATTTCACTGGATACTTGGGTACCTAATTGTTTATAAGCTTCTACAGATTCTTTGGCTTGTTCTTTAAACCAACCCCATCCTTTTTTTAATAATCCAAAAGCACCCTTAACTAAGCCGACAGCACCCTTAATTAAAACTAAGGGATCTAATAAATTTTTAAGTAAAGCTTTACCTAAAAATCCAACAGTTGAACCCAAAATTTTAAATTTAGCTCCTAAACCACCGGCATGTCCTTTAGAATCAACTATTTTTTTAGCCATTTCAGCAGCTCTATCATGAGCTTCTTCTAGGGCATCAGACATTTTTTCAAACCCCATCTTACTAGCTAATTTGGAGATACCTCCAATAGCAGCTCCTGTAAGACCCATGGTTTTACTAATATCTTTAGAATATTTTAACTGAGATTGTAATGAATTTTCAACCTCTTTATTATAGGATTCAATGGATGCTAATTCTTTTTTTAATTGTTTAGCATTACCCACACCATTTCTTTCAGCTATTTCTATTTGGTTTTTAATAGTCTGAATTCGAGCATTACGACTTTGAATTTCAGCTGTAATATCTTTGTAGGTTAAAATACCTTTATTTGCTTTTTCTTGGTTTTTAACTAATACGTCAGTACTTTTAGCTAAACTATTAATAGTACCTGTAACGTCTTTGGCTAAAGTTTTAGAAGCATTTTGCCCATTACTTAAAGCTTGAGCAAAAATATCACCAATGTTGGATGCTATACTGCGTAAAGCATCTTCAACCACCACCTGGGTTTCATCAGCAATTTTTTTAATTCTTTCTCCTTCGTTTGCAGCCATTTCTGAGTGTGGATAAATTTATATGTTATAAATATTAGAAGGCGTCATTTCTTTGACGCCTTCATAACATAATCAGGAACTGTTTGTTGGGGTTTTGCAACTGCCCCCGCAGCTCTCATATTGGCAATAGACTCATCAACATTGTTTTGTGTTGAATTTTGAGCATTCTCTTTTTCGTAGAACTCATTAAGTTTATTCCAAGTAAATTTTCTAAGCCATAAAGGCATATTGTACACAGTTTCCCAATCATAGCCGCCTTTACCATGAAATACGATTTCATGAACCTGTGTAAATACCCTTTCTCTAAGTAGCTTAGCTTCATTCGGCGTCAGGGAAAAAAAAGCTGGCTCCCATAGGTAATGAAATTACCTCAGTTACTCCTTCAACTTCAATTTCAACGTTCATATCAATGTCAGGTTGAATATCACGAATGTAATCTCTTAAAGCTTTCGAATCACGAGCTAACATATAATTTTCAATAAATTCACGAATAGTTTTAGGACTAGAATCGCCATTTACTGCAATAATAATATGTTTTAAACGAGTAGTAAGTTCTGGAGAATTGTTTTTGTTAAGTTTTTTTAGTCCCTTAAGTTCTTGTTCAATTCTTTTTTCAAGAGCACCATTAATTAATTGAAAAGTTACTTCTACTTGTGAAGCTGGGAGAGTGAAAGTAAATTCGTTTTTACCTTTTGTAAATAATTCTAAATTAAGAGTTTTATTTTCAATAGATGTTAAATCAATTGTGTGTTCTTCTCCACCATATTCAAAGGTGTAATCTTTACCGTAACCTAAAATACGAGATGCAATTAAAATAGCATTTTTATCTCCAATAAAGATATCATCGTAATTAACTTTAGTAATAATCAAAGATTGTAAAAGTTTATCTAAAACAATACCTTGAGAAATGTAGTTTTGGTTGGTAAGAATGTCCTCTTCTTTAGCAGTCATATATTTCATTTCAATTTTACCAGATGCTAAAGGATGACCTTCGGGGTAAAGAAGACCTTGTGAAGGCAAATCTACCATCTCAGTAGGGAATTTAAATGATTGGACTGTTGTGTCTTTAGTTAAAGAATTAGAGGGTTGAGGAGTTGGGTTTACCTCAGGTTGAGGCATTGAATTAACCTCAAAGTTTGGGATGTGGTTTTCCATAGATTTTATTAATTAATAACTATTATCGATAATACATATTCAAAATAAGAAAGAGCTTGACATAAGCCAAGCTCTCCTTAAAAAAATCGCAAAATTTTTATTAGTAATTCAAAATACAGTAATCCATACCGATAGTAACTGTTAAGTTTTGAGCAGCTGCTTCGTTATCCCAGTTGTATTCACCAAATTCAGCACCTTTAACAAATGCTCCTTTAATGATCCATTCCGAAACGATATCACCTACAGGACCTAACACGTTGATGGTTAAATCTTTCTTATAAAAATCTGAGTAACCATCTCTACCTGTTACTGATTCGTGGTGTAAACGAACCCATTCCATTACAGCTTGTGCACCTGAAGGAGTGATTGGGTCGAACATAGTCATTGTTAAGTCGTTCCATTTCAATTTACCTTTAATTTTTCTATAGGTGTTGATATGGTTAAGTACAATTTCTTCTTGCGAGAAGCCGACTGATGAAATTGACTTAATAGTATACGATGGAATACCATCTACATACATAATAAATCTATTCTGTACTTTCGGTTCGAAAGCTGTGAAGAAAATTTCGTTGGGATCTAATACTGCCATTTTGCGTTGTTATTAATTTGTTCTATTATAAATATTCAATTTTTAAATTCTTACGCTGGGAAAGTTGCTCCTGTTGGTAATACGTTGAAATCTAACAAGATGAATTCAGCAGTTTTAGTTGGTTGTAAATAAATTTGACCTACTAATTGATTTCTGTCGATTACATCAGCTGTGTTGTTAGTATCATTCATGATTACTTTGAAAGCATACAAACCTTGACGTTGTTGTACTGATTCTAAGTATGGGTTAACTTGGCTTAAGAATGCATTTCTTGTAGCAATTGTGTTTTGTTCAAACACCAAGTTATTAGATACTTGAGAAATATACGATTTGAGTTCGATTAACAACCTGCGAACGTTTACACGGTCAAGAGCAGAAGCTTTTTTCTGTAATGTTTTCTGACCGAATACTACTGTTCCAGCTCCAGGGAATGAAGCAATTGGGTTGACGTTTGCAAGATATAATGTATCTCTGTTAGCTTGAGCTAATTTTCTTTCTGGTTTTACTACTGTAGATAATCCACCTCTATTTAAACCTGCAGGTGCGAACCAAGCTTCACCAACTGAATCGTTGTAAGCATAAACACCTGGGATCATAGTTGAAGCTGGAACCCAAACTAAATTGCCTGAATCAGCATCTGTGGTTTGTAACCAAGGAGCATAAGTAGCAGCGTAGCTTGAATTGTAAGTAGCAGCGTTAGCAGTCATAGTAGCTAATGTATCACCATATTTACCACAATCTACTACTGCAAGAGCATCACCTCTTTCTTGAACCATGTTAATCAACTTAGTAATTGTAGTTGTTGAAGTTCCAATTATTAAACCAGGAGCAGTAATTACGTTAAATTTGTAATCATCTTGGTTAGACAACACACTGATTGATTGAGTGTATTGACCTGATTCAATACCTTGGATATTTGCATCTGAAGTGATTTTATCATTAAATGCAGCGCCTGCTTTATTAAACCAAACTTCACCAACGGCACCACCAAATGAACCACTAGCGATTAATGGTAAAGAAGCAGTGTATTGAGATTTGTAGTTTCCGTTATTATCAAAATAATCTGGTGTTGGGTTATTTACAGCAGAAACGTAAATATAATTTGATTTGTTAGCATAGTTACCTACAGATTGAACGTATGGACCAGCTGCAGCATCTGAAGTATTAATTGTTTGATATGAATCACCAATTACTTTAGAAATGTAGTTAGGTTGTTTTGGATCTAATGATAAGTTTGTCCAACTTTCTAAAACTACTTTATCATTAGTAGTATCGTTACCTCTTCTAACTAATAATGTAAATGTACCTGAAGCTGTATCGCTTGTAGCAATTTCCCATCTTAAGTTATCATTTGAACCACTAGCTAAAGCACCGTTAGTTTCAGTAGAAGTACTATTCATGATAGTACCTTCAGCTAAGGTTTTTAATACTATAGTAGGTTGAGTAGCTCCGTTACTTCCACTAATAGCTGAAGAAGATGCAGCAGTGAATGAACCACTTACAATTCTTGTTACTAATAATGAAGTACCTCCATTAGTAAAGTAGTTATAAGCTGATACTGAAGTTAAAAAGCTGTATACTTGGCTAGCGCTGGTAAAAGTAGTACCAAATTTGTTCATATAGTCACTGTATGAAGTAACCAATGTTGGAATCCCAACAGGACCTTTTACAGTAGGACCAAGAATAGCGGCGCCGGCTTGTACAGGTTGAGCTGTGATTTGAGATTGATCATTCTCTCTCGCTAATACACCAGGTGATAATAATGTTTCTGCCATTTTGATTTAGGTTATGTTTTGTTATAAATATTATATTTTTTCTTAAAAGTCAACTTATTTTGAAATAAAGTCCCAAAATAAAATATAATTTTTTCTACAATAAATATTATAACCTTTTATCAAAATGTAGGATTCTTTCTATGGAATTAAAAACTTTTTGAGGAGTGATGTATTTAGTACATTCAAAATGACGATTAGTATCTTTATGATCAGGACACCATTCCCAATCCCCAGGATTTAACCATTCGCGATTAAAGCACCCAGTACAATAACCTATAGGAGCTCCAATACGTTCACAATCTTCAAATTCTGTGTAAGGTTCACTAAACCCTGAAATGAGAACAACAGGGGTTCCAATTGTCCAAGCTAACCAACTTAAACCACTACCAACTCCTATAAAGGCATCGGCATGTTTAATTTGATTCATTCTTACTTCAATAGGTTTGTCTCCGGTTTCATCAATTATATTAGAAAGAGGACCACCTAATTTAGAATTGTGCCAATCATCTGTAGCTGATTCATGGGTAATCATCATTACTTTATAACCTTTATCATTTAAACTATTAATTACGGATTGCCAACCATAGGGAGCGTTCCAATACTTAGCATGTGCCGAAGCATGAGGGGCAATTACGACATATTTTTCTTCAATAGGACGCCCAGTATCTAAAAAATTAATTTGAGGTTTAATCTCTTTATAATTTAATCCTAAAACATCTGTAGCTGTTGCTTGTAAGGGGATTGATTTAAAATCTCGAGGTGCTCTATCTTCAATAAATGTTTTACTCTCATCATCATAATACCACCCAATACCGTACATAGCATATAAATCAGGAACTACAGTTCCAGGAGTTATAAATTCTAAATCAGGGTATATGTTTTGAAACCATTCATTTCTAAATGTAGAAACTATAACATG